GGTACATTGCATTTGCTAACGCTATCCAGCCTTGGCTTGATGCAGGGTACGACCCCGGATATTCATTAGATGTAACCAACATCTCTGGAGGAAATTCAAGCGCTCAGATAAGCGGGTACAACGAGATGCTGTCTAATTGGGTTGGTCAAAACTTATTCGACCCCGATGGCGACGGTCAGTGGAGCCCCGACGAGCTGACTGCCGAAGCAAACTTAGTTCTTAACTGGCTGTCAACCAACCCATTTATTACAGAAGCTCAGACGCCAGAAGCTTTTGCGGCGCTAGAACTTGAAAATCTTATTGGTAACCTAATTGCAGACAACCCCGACTGGGTTGCTTCAGTAGGAGGTTTGCCACCGTGGGCCAATATTATTGGTCAAGAAGCCGGGGAAGCTTTTAACTACAACGCTCAAGTCGGCGCTTTGTTGATGCTTGCTTCAAACTTTGGAAACCACGTAGACCCGTCAAATGTTAGTGGTGGCCTTTACGGAGATTTCCCACAAGACTTCTTTGCCTACCTAGGGTATGACGCATCTCAGTCTGCAGAGCTTTCTGATTACTTTAACACCGGTGGGCTTGCAGCAGACCAAGGAGAGTTTTCTAATTGGCTTCAACTCGGATTCGATGGCATTGGGATTCTTTACGAAAATGCAGATGGCAACATCGTCTTAGGCAACACTGGCCAAGGAGTTTTGTGGAGTGCATTTGATTGGGGTGGAGACTTCAATGACTCGGGCGTTATAGGGTCGGGCATTAGCAACGGTCCCTCAGGTAGTCAAGGCATTCAGTTTTACAACTTCAACGTCGACATCAACGCTGAAGGATTCCTTTACGGATACGTCGCAGCCGGCAACCAAGAGCCGTTTTACCCTCCACCAGCACTACCTACACTGAGCACCCCTCCTGTACCGCTAGTGACTCCGGGTCTTTTGTTTGGCGACTCGTCGCTAGACTCTACGAACACGGGTCTGTACATGGACATCCAGAACTTCGTGGATAGAACTGGCGGCTTCATGGACTTCGCTAACGACGGACAAATTGGACTGTCTGACTGGTTTGCTTTGCATCAATACGCTTACACTCAGAGTCAGTATGGTACCTCCTCCCTCTTTCTTGCAAGCATTGATGGTTACGGTTGGGGTCAAATTCCATTGGCCTTTGTGGCGCAAGTATCGACCCAAGAGCTGGGAGTAACAACAGATTTTGGTTGGTGGGGTGCCCCAAACTCTGAATGGATTTCGCAACAGCCAGGCGGTTCTATTACTCCGGAATACTGGGACGCCACTTACTTTAATCCTTACGGCGCTGAAAACAACCCTTACTCATTTCAAGCCTACGTTCCTGAAGTAGCTCTTGCAAACTTCTTGATTTTTCAGTACGTAAACGATTACGTTTCTAACAATGGTGTAGCCCCCAACTGGTATGCTCAGCTTACTCAAGTGGGATATTCTACTGCCCAAGAAATGTTTTCCGCTATCGACCCTAGCGTAACGAATGTCAACGGGGGCGACTACAACTTTAGTTTTGATGGCACTTCCGGCGGAGGAACAAATTATTTTGTAAACACGGTTCTACCGTACTTACAGCAAGCCATGCCGGCTTACGAAGACTTGGCGCAATACGCTCAGTACTATCTAGATAGCGGCGTTGACATCAACGAGGTCTTTGTTGGATTAGAAGGTGAGACAACGCCTATCTTTACTTCCTCAGGAGAACTTGGTACTTATGAAGGCGGAAGCCTTGTCCCAATACTGCAGTCTGTTTCTTCTCAAAATTACTGGATTGGCTTTACTGCCGCCAACCCCGGACTGCTCTCCGCCCTTGCGAGTATTGGCGACGGTAATGGTAGCAATATCTCTGGCGCTCTGGCAAGTCAGTATGAAGCTCTTGCAGTTGCAATGAATAACGCTGGTTTTAGCCTTATCAGTGTAGATGCTGGTCGAATAGACCTTGGGGTTCTAGCGCTTTGGCTTGAATTTAATGGCGGTTCCCCTGTTTATAGCGCTCTAAACCAGATGCTCGAAGGTTTGGGTTATCAAGGAGAGCCTACAGCAGCCGCTTATGCCAACGCAATCTACGCGCTGATGCAGCCGTTTGTTGACGCAGGCATCTTTACAGCCACCGTAGGAAACGAATTTGTCCCGGACAGCGGTCCAGAACAGGGCTACACTCTTACTTTTGCTTCTCCTCCGGGAAACAGTCTTGGAGGTGCGGATGCAGGTGACTGGATTGGCTACTACACGAATTTTGTTAATAATTTCGTAATAGACGGCATCCTAGGCACAGCTGTACTAGGGGCGACCAATGGTCTTTACCTCAACGAGGAAGGTGTTGTCACACCTATTGGAGAGGGAGGTTTCGGGTCAGGCCTTTACCAAGCACAAGTCAACAACAACCCCACTGCTTATGCTCAAGTCATTGAGCTAATCAACCAGTTTGGTGACATCGACTTCAACGGAGACGGGGTCTACAACGAGGCGGATGTCCAGTACCTACTCAACCTTGTCGGCACTACACAGGCAGGCTCCGCTCAAGAAGTAGCTCTAGACCTTAACGACGACGGAATATTCAACGACGAGGATGTGTTGCTATTCACTAGCTTCTTCGGGGGCTCGGGTGACTTCTCCTTTGGACAGTTCGGTTACTACGATATCCCCGAGGGAGAATCTGTTGATGAGCAGTACTGGGTTGACTTCGATTTTGACAGTTACACTAATGAATACTACGGGTACAATGCAGTAAGCGCAGCACCACCACCACCACCAGCACCATGAGAAGATTAGGAAAAGGAAATTCAACAAACCGACGTCGCAGTCAAGCTCGCATCCGCCAGCTGCCTTCACGAATTGAATCGTGGACCTCAACAACAGTAGGCGGAATTACAACTCCTGCAATTTCTGTATCTGGAACATCAAGAGCTACGGTTATCGTATTGTATATTGACAACGCTGCTGATTGGAATGGCGACGCCACCACTTACTCCCTAAACTCAGCCGATGTAGTTAACGAAACTGTTGCGGCCAGCGCCACGGTAAACATTGCATTTGCTAATGACCTAGGGACCATCGGTGCGCTAAGAGCGATTAGTACGACCAATCAAAACTGGTTGTCTCTGGTTGGAGGAAGCTCTGGGGAGACGGTTTCAATTACAGGCGACTTGACTCACACTGGATACGAATCGGTAGAACTCACAGGCTCAGTTACTTACTCATGAACATTTGGCCTAATCATACAAGCTTCACCTCGGAAGAAATCGTAATGTATTCTGAAATCTTTCAGCGTGACATTTTTACTCATGAATCCTTTCCAGACGAGCACGCATACTTTGCTCAACTGATATCCGACAACTCATGAACACAGTAAAAAACTACAAGAAGGGCGGGCTAAAGGTTCTGAGCAAAAAAGTCAAGGTGGCTGCCCCTAAGGGCTATCACTGGATGGAAGAGCAAGGGAGGTACTTCCTTATGGAGGGTAGCTACAAACCTCATGACGGAGCTGTAGAGAAAGCCTCCTTTAAGGTTGTCACCCACGGGAAATCTTAATAGACTCCTCTCCCTCTAGCTTACGGTAGAACCTTTGCGCTAGATGCCTAGCTTTAGGTGTCAGCCCATACCTGTGCTTGTAGATTTGTTTGGCTTCTTCGACAAAGTACATGTCGGCTTCTGATTCTGTGTTCACATTGAATCTTCTATGCACCACATGTATTAGCCCTTTCTTCATCATAGGCTGTAGGGTGCGCTCTCTAAACTTCTTTGAAGAAGCAAACAGAGACTCTGCTATGTGTGTAGCGGTAAAGAACTCGTAGTCGTACGCAAACAAAATTACCTGCATCTCCACTGGCCTGACGTCATAGTGCTGAAGCATGTCTGTTTCTGCAAGGCGTAGGTACTTAAGATAGTTCTTGTTTACATACTTCTCATGGAGATGTGAGAACTCTCTCATTTTGCGCTCGGGTCGATGTCTCTTCATTTTGAGTATATTTGCTTAGACAAAAAGAACAAGATGGGAACTACACTATCAGGAACTCAAATTAAGAATACCTACGTCGGTATCCTCAAGACCACCGACAACGCTGCGGCTGGCGGCACCCTCAAAGTTATCACTGATGGTAGTGGCAACGACACTGCTCTTTCAATTTCTACGACTCAGGTAAAGGTAACCAATCTTTTGATTGATTCACCATCAAACCTGTCTGCAGATGAGGTTTTGGTTAGAGACTCTTCTACCGGTCTTATCGGAAAGAGACCGTTTCCTAACTTCAAAAGCGTAACTGTATCTATCGGTTCAGGCACCACGTCGGCTGGAGGAGGCTCTGCAGTGCCAGTAACCATCACAGACTCTGCATCAAATGCTACCGCAGTAAACTTCCAGACAGCGCAGAACGCAAGTATCGTTGCCTCTGGTGGTGAGTTGACATTTAAGTACGACACTCGTGGGACCAAGAACATCACTACAGGCGTCACGCTCGACCCCGTTACAGACATCGGTAAGACACTGTTCGTAGATGCTACTTCTTTGTCTGGAGGCACTATTGTTTTGCCCACCGCAGCAGCAGGTAGATTCTTTAGAGTCTTCGTAGACAAGTCTAGCACTACAGCTATTAACATCAATGCTGCCAGCGCTGATTATTTCTACGGAGGAATCACTGTGGTATCTACTACTGACGACAAGACAGCCGTTCAAACAGTCACCCGAGCTACTGCATCAGGAGCTGTAGCAAGCAACAACCAGTTGACTTTAGACGCTGACTCTGCTACTACTGGGGGTGCGGAGGGTTCTTTCTTAGACCTGACTTGCTACGACGCCTCAGGCTGGTTTGTGAGCGGGAATGTTATTACTAGCAATGCCAACCCCGGCTCTATTGCTATCATCAACGGACAATAATGGAAACCATGGACCCTACACTGAAGGAGCTATTCATCACAGAAATAGCAGAAGTTTTGTCTCAAATAGAGGACGTCATTGAGAAGTACCAAGTGAACGATAGGGTAGCTTACCTTTTCGGTTTAGGTATTGTCGATGACATCCCAGAGCTCGGTCCAGCATGGCAAGTAGCCAGCAAGTGGCATGTAGATAACCCAGAAGAGATGGCAGAGCTTTTTGCAGCTATCATGTCTTCGTACGAAAGAGTAATTGAAGATGGAGACATTGATGTCGATGACATCGACCTAGAAGACTTGGGCTTTAATTTGAACTAAATACAATGGAACATTTGATTAGAAAAATCGTCATCGGTCCTAACCCGAAGGATGCGATGGCGTACTACGTTGGCATGAAAGCTGGCGCAGGCAAAGTGGTTATGATTGAAGAAGATGAACGTGCTTTGTACAAGTACAACACTCGTAGATACAATATCTACACTCAGGACGACGAATCGTCCTATCTGTGGAAGACCGTAGAGAACGCTCCGGTCATTGTTGAATACGATTGTAACTTTGAATGAAAGCACTTTTTCACTTCGTGGTGAAGCTTGAGAAGACTCATCACGACACCGTTCAGTTAGATAACGGAAAAGAAATCTACATCGACCCTAAGTGGAAGGAGTTCGAGCGTCGTGTCATGTACGGAGAGGTAACCTCTACTCCTGTCAAGCACGACGTAGACGTAAAGGTTGGAGACACTCTTTTCTTCCACCATCATGTGGTTATGTCTGACGCCCTGAAGATTGACGTCGACGGAGAGGATAGGTTTATCGTGGGCTACGACCCATTGAACACTCTATCCTGTCATGCCATTGCGTATAGAAGCAAGAAGACGGGTAAGCTCCACATGCTTGCTGACTGGGTCTTCCTTCAGCCCCTAGAAGAAGAGAAAGAGGATGATGACTCATTCATCGAAATTATTGACCTAAAGCCAAAGACTCATCTCAAGGCAAAGGTTTTCTGCTGCCCCAAAGACATGATTACCCAAGGCGTAAAGCCCGGTGATGTAGTCGGATTCAAGCAGAACCGAGACTACGAGATGAAGCTAGAAGACGAGACTGTCGTGTTTCGTATGCGCTCAGAGGAAATGATGTATGTCGAGGAAGCCTGAGTTTAGAACCATCGAGGCCTCCAAGAGGCTGATGGATAGTATGGCTATCGCAATCAACAATATGATTGAGGAAGTCAAGAGACCTGTCGACCCTGAGGCTGGTGGCGCTGCTCGTAAAGCAGAGCTTCAGTCCATCAAACAGACAGCAACGGATTGTAAGGAACTATTGATTGAGCGTCAGAGACTAGAGCAAATGGTAAAAGACCTCAATCAGAATGGCGCGATTGACGACGCAAAGGATTACTCTGGAGGATTTGCAGAAAGGTTTAGCAAGTGATTGGCTTAGTAGACATAGAGGGTCACGATGAACCAGTGGTATCTATCTGCCCTCAGGGTACGCTAGGAGAAGTCATTGATATTTCAGGGCTACCTATCTGCTTACCCAAGAAGCCTAAGAAGAAAGACATCGCAGGTTACGACTTGCCAACCCACTTGCAGAGCTGGAACAGAACAGAAATGCCTAAGGAGCTTTCTCGTATCAAGTCCATGGACGAGTGGTACGAAAGACCCAAGGAGTTCCGTCAACAGTTCTCACTGTATGTCGAAGAAGAGTTCCGTAGGAGAAGGGAGGGCTATTGGTTTTACAACGACGGTGAGCCTACATACATTACTGGCAGGCATTACATGATGCTACAGTGGAGTAAGATTGACATCGGATACCCTAGCTTTCTTGAGTTTCAGAAAAAACTATTTATCCATCAGGCCGCGTGTGAGGCGGACCCCCGATGCCTTGGACAGCTTTATACCAAGTGTCGTCGTTCGGGGTACACCAACATGTCTGCGTGCGTTCTTGTGGATGAGGCTACTCAGGTAAAGGACAAGCTGCTAGGCATACAGTCGAAGACGGGTAAGGACGCACAGGAAAACGTGTTTATGAAGAAGGTTGTAGCCATCTTCAAGTCCTATCCCTTCTTCTTCAAGCCCATTCAGGATGGTACTACAAACCCTAGAATGGAGTTAGCCTTCAGGGAGCCGTCTAAGAGAATCACAAAAAACAACAAGACCTCGGTAAAAGGTGACGCGCTAAACACAATCATCAACTGGAAGAACACCACCAACAACGCTTACGATGGAGAGAAGCTGCACATCCTCTACCTCGATGAGGCAGGGAAGTGGGAAAAGCCGACGGACATCAGAGAGGCATGGAGGATACAAAGAACCTGTTTGATTGTAGGTAGGCGTGTCATCGGTAAGGCCATGGTGGGAAGCACTGTCAACCCTATGGACAAAGGAGGTCAAGAATACAAAGAGATTTGGAAAGATTCAGACCCACAAGAACGCAACAAAAACGGAAGGACTACCTCAGGATTGTACAAAATCTTCATTCCGGCTTACGAAGCCTTAGAGGGGTTTTTCGACAAGTACGGGAAGCCAATCATAGAGACACCGGAGCAAGAGGTGGAGACGCTAGATGGGGAAACCGTAGAGATAGGCGCAAGGGAGTTTCTAAAAAACGAAAGGGACGCTCTTAGGCACGACGCTAGGGAGATGAATGAGATTGTTCGTCAGTTCCCGTTTACTACAGACGAAGCATTTAGGGATAGCGTTGAAGGCTCACTGTTTAACATCGGTAAGATTTACGAGCAGATTGACCACAATGAAAACATGTATCCAGACCCTGTGGTACGGGGTAACTTCACATGGAAGGGCGGTATCAAAGATAGCGAGGTAGTATTTGCTCCTAGCTCAGAGGGTCGCTGGTTTGTGTCGTGGATGCCGCCTGTTGATATGAGGAATCAGAAAACTACCGAGAAAGGAAAGCTTGTCCCTCCAAACAAACTTAT